CTCGGGACGAGTACACCAATTACTCCCAAACATAGTCGAAAAATTACAGGTCACCAAATACAGGCCACTCCCAAAGAAAAAGCCTGTCGAAAAACCAAAATGTGACGTACGCGAAGACCTTAAAGAGTATATCAAAAAATACATGATTCAAGATGATAATCTGGAAATACACGCTATAGAGAATGTGAAAGGCAAAAAGAAGCTCGTGAAAACGAATCACGCGTGTCCCGTGTGTTCCACAAAATCAGACTTTTCGATATTCAAAGATGAGATTCAAAAAGTTTGTAAATGTACGAATAGAAAACACAGGCTTATAGACAAGATAACATCTAAATTATAAATATGTTTGCGGTGGTTATTTTACTGGCGATGATTTATGTGTCATCGAGAATAGCAAAAATAAGCGTAAAGCCTGATCCAGTAGAGGAAATCATGAGAGATGTCCGTGAATACGCGCACATAAACGGGATACTCTACAGGGAATTCAATTCGAATCTACACATGGCGGTAGAATTTAAGGGTCACGTAGATATTTCGCAGAAACTATTGGAACGAGCCATACATAATATAGAAGAGCTCGGTATGTACTCCAAAAATGAAGAAATAATGAGTAAATTGAACGCAGTAATAGAACGGTTGCATAACTTAAAGATGTAATGAACATATATATTATAAAATGTCTAATATTAGAACTCGCTCTGGACGAGTTTCCAAGCCCCCGGAGCGTCTCGAAATATTTGAAGAGGTAGAGGACGATTACACAGATGACGGTGACTCTGATTTCGATGAAGATGATTACGATTCGGAGTCTGAGAGTGAATCAGAATCAGATGAAGACGAGGATGCGGATGAAAATGGTAATTTAGCTGGATTTATTGTTGATGATGAGGATGATGATGGAGATGAGGAATAATGTAGTTAAAAAAATAAAACGCGAATTTATAAATGGAGAGTGATATAGGAAATCCACTCGAGTACACCCCAGATGTACTCGAAAAAGAAGAACCAATGGATGATGAACAACATGATCAAGAACCCATGTATTACTACCCTCCCCCACCACCTCCACCTCCACAAATGCAATACCAAGAAAAGATTGATATCTTTTCAAATCTCGACAAAACCGCGTACATAGTCATATTCGTGGCTTTCATTTTAGGATTTTTCATGGGTAAGACCATGCAACCGGTCATTCTTCGACCAGGATAAAAATGTGTTCCGTTTAAGTGTTTCGTGTCCACACACTTAACCAGAATATATACAATAATGGTGATCAGGGATACCGATCAGCATTATATCTTTTTAATTATTTACGCGGAGTTCACTTCTTCACCTTCAGTCGCCTTCTCCTCAACACTCTCAGCCTCAGCCTCGCGCTTCTTACGTCGTTCTTCGATTTCATCAGCGACGATCTTATCGGCTTCCTTCACGAGCTCTTCCATCTCAGCGTCCGGCTTTTCCTTCTTAAGACGCTCCAAAACCTCAGCTGGGTGACTGATGGGTGGTTCATCTGGTTTCGTGTAAAATTTGGAATTCTCGTCACCCGGCTTAATGTACGTGTTACTTGGGCTCTCCATCATATCTCTCTTACGATCAGCGAACATCTTGGCCGCCATTTGTTGATTTTCTCTGTACCCCGACATGAGCTCCTCTAATTTTTCGTTCGTGTAATGAACGTCCTCTATGGCGGTGGCGTCCGGTGGAATCAACAACCATTTGTACATGTCCACGACATAAATATCAAAGGTGGCGTCTTCCTTTTGGAGACGCTTCGCGTGACTCGCGGCTTCATCTCTAGAATTGAAAGCTCCCCGGATTTTAATACCAAACTTATCATTCTTCTGAGGACATTCCGGACCAATAACGGAAAGACAAGCAAAGAGCTGACCGGGAACGGTGGTGTAATCTTGTTCAAGCGACATTTCTGAGTTAATGTGTACTCAAAACTTTAAGCCAACTTAAAAGGTACATACGCCAATATACAAATGGTTCATGAATTTTGGAATACCCAACCCATGCCACAAAATCACTCCGAGGGTGTGGGTGAGATTGATTCGTCTAGAACATATAGCGAAACACCCGTTACATTACCTAAACACTATGAATGGTCGACGTGTTCTATACATGAAATATCCGAATTTCTGTCTTCGCACTACATACGCGACGAACACTTTTCGTTCAAGTATTCAAAAGATTTCGTGGAATGGGCCACGGAATCCGATTGGAATTTAGGTCTTCGAACAAAGTCTGGCGGAAAACTAGTCGGTTTCATATCTGGTGTACCAACCAAGTATAGAGTACACGACACAGTCCTCGATGTTTTACAAATTAACTTTCTCTGTGTTCATGACTCAATTCGAAATATAGGGCTCGCACCACTCCTCATATCTGAGATACGTCGACGAGCTAATGCGGTTGGTATATGGCAAGCGGTATACACGGCCGTGGCGGAACTCCCCACCCCCGTAGCAAAGACATCGTATTGGCATAGACTCATAAACGTGCGTAAACTCAACTCGGCAAAATTTTCGGATGAGCGAGAAAGACCTCACGCCGTCAACGGATCGTGTACACACTGGCTGATGACCAATAGCGACGTACCGAGGGTTACCGAAATCTTACGTAAACATATGTCCCAATATTCTATCGCACCCGTGATAGACGAATCATACGTGCGTCGATGGCTTCTACCCAAATGTGAGATAGTGTATTCATACCTAAATGAGGAGGGTCATTTCACGAGTTATTACTCAGTACCCTATAGGTCGGTCCAGACACAAATGTATATAAATCAAGCCTATATGTTTTACGACACGGGTCGTGGTGACCTCAAGTCGGCGGTCATGCTCGCGCGCAATGCCGGGTTTGACGTGTACAATACTTTAGACATTGGTTTGAATCCCAGTACATTCCGTGATTCCAAGTTCTTGAAGGGTAATGGTCATAATCACTGTTACGTTTACAATTGGTCTTGTGGCGACATACCACCTGATAAAATATCCATGAGATTTTTCTAATTGTGTTGATATTCTCTATGACTCTACATAATCCCACGAAGTAACACCATGTTTTTTGAGAAATGAAAATAGAAAAAAAAATAATTTTTTTTACACTTTCTTTTGAAAGAAAGAAGTTTTTAAAAAAATATTTTTTTATTTTTTACTTTTTAAAATTTTAGAAAAATCTCGTCATTAGATTTAAATTGGATATAGTCTCTCTATAAAAAGTTCCAAAAAACATGGTGTTGCTTCGCGAGATTATATAGAGAAAATACAATATTCTCGTCATTAGATTTAAATTGGATATAGTCTCTATATAAAATTTAAAGTAACACCATGGTTTTTGAGAAATGAAAATAGAAAAAAAAATAATTTTTTTTTCAGTTTCTTTTCAAAGAAAGAAGTTTTTAAAAAAATATTTTTTTTTTCTATTTTCATTTCTCAAAAACCATGGTGTTACTTTAAATTTTATTAAAAAACTATATATAAATGAAACCAATTTAAGCTTTTAGCACGGGAGATACCTAAGTCAAACCAACATTGAAAAAATATCAATTAATTTTATGGAGGAGATACGGAAGCACCATAACGCCGAGAAGAGGGAACTCATACAGAGAATATGTAGGGAAGGTGACGCTGTGTTAGATGTGGGATGTGGGTTCGGGGGTGATCTCGGTAAGTACAAACAATGTAAGGTGAATCTCAGCGCATGTGAACCACTCGATGATGCACTCGACGAGGCCAAATCAAGGGCAAAGACGTTCAAGATGCGTGTCAATTTTTATTTAGGAGATATCATGTCTACACCAAACAGAAGGTACGATGTAGTGTGTTACAATTTTTCACTTCACTATATATTTGCGAGTGAAGATCTCTTCAGAGAAACTACCCGTGAAATAGGACGACGCATGAAACCGGGTGGGAGGCTCATAGGAATCATACCCGATTCAAACCAAATCGTATTTAAGACGCCACTCAAGTACGGCAGGGAAAGTTTCTTTCTCATGAAATCAACGAGCAATGGGCAATTTGGTGAAAAGTTGTTTGTCCACCTCGAAGACACACCGTATTATCAAGACGGCGCAAAATCCGAACCAATCGCACACAGAGACCTACTAGTTACGCGCTTAGAAAAAATAGGATTCAGGTTAGACTCATGGGAACCCATGTCTGGAAATCCCATATCAGACCTATACTCCAAATTTATCTTTGTATATAAGAGATGATACTTCTGGTTATTTTGTTTCTCCTAAATGTATACATATACATACACACGACCGAACCTGAAAATTTACGTATCGTCAAGGAGAGGTACGAACTTCTCAGGGAACATATTCGCGAAACCGACAACGATGAGTTTACACATTTGGTAGACCCCATACCCATCACCGCACACCACAGAGCGCAACAGGGGAGCGTGGGATACAGTGTAAACAAGGGACACGAAATAGGCTTGTGCATAGACGGTGAACCAAATGAAATCATGCACGTGTTAATTCACGAACTTGCGCACACGTGTGTCGAGGAGTACGCACACAGCCCTGCGTTCTGGGACAAGTACGATAACCTCAAAACCATGTCTATTGCCATAGGCATTTACCAAGAGATACCAGAGAAGACGGAATTTTGTGGTAAACACATCCAGGATAAATAATGTATGTCTATTGTAAATGAATAAATCTCTTTTTATTTTCATCGTCATGTGGCTTTCGGCTCTCACGGTAATGTTGAGTCCAGTGTTGGCCGATAAAGCGAATGACAAGGCGAAACCATGGATCATCAGTGCGCTCATTCTCATATTGATTCCATTCACGTTGAACGTGATCGCGAGAGGTGGAGTTAAATCGTACATCAGACTCGGTGATTTCGGTACGGATCACAAGTACATACTACTCGCGTGCGCGATTTCATATGCGCTCGCGTCTATATTCATAAGCTCTATAGGCGAAGTGAAACAATCTCTGCGCGCTTTCGGTAAGGATATCAGAAACACCGGAAATTCTTTGGGGTTTTTGATAGCCATGTTTACTGGTGGTTTAGTAATCGCCAATCTTTTTGTCGATGATGGTAGATATATCTACAGAGTCGTCGGTATCTAAGCATACTTCTTGAGCACGTAGAAAATAGCAGCCGCCACAGCACCGGTCGCCGCGAGGCCGACCATGCTCCGGTGTCCCTGTTCATTCAAGAATTGGGGCACGTAATTGGCGAGCTTTTCCTGCACAGGCTTACTAATGGCAGCCGCAGTACACGCCGCGACGACGACGGCTTGCATCTGCTCATCAGTAAGGTTGAATGGATTTTTTGTTTGGGCGGCCGCTTGTTGTGGCTGCTGTTGTTGCACAACCATTGGCTGTTGCATAACAACTGGTTGCTGGACCCGTGGATCGGATTCCATCATTGGTGGCTCGAGGGGCATTTCTGGCTGACCCATAATATCAGCAATAGCGGTGGAATCCATGGTCATTTCTTTATTTTGACTCACATTTTTTTCGGGTTGATTGTTTTGCACAAAAGATGTCGTGAGTGGAACCATGCCATCATCGTTATCGGAAAGATTCAACGTCCGCACGTCAGTAGACATTTAATGTTAACCGATTTTTTTGAAATTGTTAAGTGACGCATCACGATTTTCGTTTCGTGACCGTAAGGTGTGTTTTCTTTGTAGCCTTCTTCGCATCAGCCTCCTGCTGTTCTAAATATTTTGGATTGTATGTTTTTTTGTGCATACTCCACAATTGTGGACTCCCTACCCTAAACCCCGTTCTAATTTTCGCCTTGTACCAAAAGACACAGTCTGAGAGTTTGTTAGATTTAACGGTGTTATCGAGTACAAGACACTCGTAGTTTTCCGTACATTGGTCCATCACCTTACAAAATATATCGAAAGATGGAAAGATACCAAAAAATGACTTATAGATCTTTTCTCTATTTTGTATAATGTTCTCTCTAAGAATAAAAACGTAATCCACATTGGCACGCAGGGCTGGTGGGAGGTCCATCACATATTGCATAGTTAACATGAAAAATATGTTAAAGTGTCGACCATTCATAAAACATTGTCTAATTCGAGTTTCCTTTAAAAACTTTGAGTCATACATACAATCATCCAAAAGCATGAAGGCTCCATTTGTGTTGTTTTTACCCCTCGCACCGACGAGTTTTCTTTGCCTGGACAAAACACGATCGACGGCTTCCCCATCATAATCTCCGTAGACACAGACGTCTGGTATGAACTTTCCATAAAAGTGGTTTCCTTCTTCTGTGCCTGATAGAACTATCCCAGCTGGTATATGTTTTTTGTAATACATGATATCCTTGACCAACGTGGATTTACCTGTGTTACGTTTTCCAATAAAGACGCATATTCGGTCGTCACCCATCTTGGCTGGATTGAATTTTCGCAACTGAATGTTCATTCTAAGATATCACATCGTTTTAATTACCAAAATTTTACTCACAAATAGTAGGAATGTCGGGTAAATTGTCACTCGCAGTCAGAGGCATTCAGGACAGGTGGCTCACTGAGCAACCACAGTACTCACACTTCATATCAAGATTTAGAAGACACACAAAGTTTGCTTTTGAACAAGTTGAAATTCCATTTGAACGTTTCAACGAACCCGGAAGCGAAGCCACAGCACGAATACAGAATAACACGGGTGATATGCTCAAAGGAGTCACGCTGAGTGTAGATTTACCACCACCAATCCCTAAGAATGAAAATAATGTTTCGTACACACTCGAGAAAGGTCTTAACTCGAATGAAGTACTCATCGATGAGGTCGCCACGACGAGTCTCACCGTGTATCAGGGCGTTGAATATACGTTTACAAGTTCAGAGCAATTTGAAGTCGTGCAGGGTATAGGTGCGAACGATTGGTCATATGAATTAGTTGGAAGTGATCACATACTAAGGCTCAAGATACAAGTAAATATTGTTGCAGATTACAGTTCCGTGATCATACGGCACACGGTAGATCAGGGCCACGCAGTAGCCCTGGATGTTAAGCAAATTCGATGGGATACGTCCACGCCCACGAAGATGATCAAATACGCCGATTTGATCATAGGCGGACAAACCATACAGCGTATCACCGGTGATTACATATATATGTACAATCAACTTAACTATACGGACAACGATACAACATTTACACTCGTTCCAACGACCCTCCATAACAGCTATCCAATTATAAATGATGCCACGAATCCACAATACACAAATTTTCAAAAATACAAAATACAATTACCCTTTTATTTCAACGGTCACCCAAGTCTCGCCATCCCTACGTGTGGTCTCGATGTTCACATCATAGAAGTAAAGGTTAAATTGAAACCAGCGGATGAGTTGACGGTGGAGCATGACGACAGTTTGTCCACATACACAAAAATCACACCAATCACGTGTGATATGTCACCGAGAAATATGAGTCTGTTTTGTGATTTTGTATACGTCACGGAAGATGAGAAAAATTTCATACGCACGCGACCGATTGAATATGTTATCACGCAGACGCAAGTGGCTGAAATACGAATGAAAGCCGGTGTTTCTTCACGCGCCGTGATGATTAATTTTAAGCATCCAGTGAAAGAACTCTTTTTCTTGGCGAAGGATGATGAAACAAAGGAACATGTCCCAATAAAACACGTAAATTTGAAATTTAACAACAATACCGTGATAGACGCCGACAATCTCATGTTATCCGCAGAACAGCCACTCAGGAATTACACGAACTCCATAGACCCAGATAACGAATTCGGTGTATATAGCTTTTCTATGAAACCAGGTGTTCATTATCCAACTGGGCAAGTGAATATGAGCCGTGTTATACACAAATTACTCGAGGTTGAATTAGATGATGGTATTAACTCGACTCGATCGCACACTCTACACGTATACGCAACAAACTACAATGTCGTGAGAGTAAATGGGGGAATGGCTGGGTTAAAATTTTAGGATGTAATATTAGAATGGCCGGTAGAGTTCAACTTCAAACTGTGGGTCCACAGGACAGGTCATTTACCGATGATCCAGAATACACATATTTTATAAAAAATTTCAAAAAGCATGGAAATTATGCGAGATTCTACGACGATTTAGATTTTACGGGCAGAGTGGAGTTTGGTGAAGAAATACGGTGTGTTATACCACAAAACCAGGGTGACTTGTTGAAAGGGTTGAGTGTGAAACTCACACTCGGGGCTATCGATCAGTCCTTGTCGTCTTACGATGTCACATATTGCGAATCAATCGCTCAAGCCATGATAGAGTACGCAGAATTATACATAGGTGGTACTCTCGTCCAAAGAATACCATCCGATATGTTAGCCATTTATTCCGAGATATCCGTGACGCAATCAAAACAGGCCGCACTCAGAAAACTGGTCGGTAAACCTAACCAGATATTCTCCATATTTACGGATAAATACACAGATATACGCGATGATAGAGTGTCGGCATCTAAGAGGAACACGTCTTACAGAGTAGACCTTCCATTTTATTTCCACGAACACCCAGAACTTGCCATACCTTTGCATGCTATCACTAAACAAGAAGTTGAGGTAGCGATACGTTTCAGAAAAGCCGAAGACTGTATATTTGCCGTGGATTCGCTTAATCCAAATGATAATGAGGCATCCACCTACTACCTCGGTCAAAATCCAACTGGACTCATAAAAAGTATTCAACTTTCAACCGAAATGGTAAGTTTACAAGATAAGACATTTCCCAAACGAGTGGACTATCTCATAACACAGACACAAACGAATACGTTTGAACTCGACCGAGCCGACGCCAAAATTGACACAGTTAATCAATGTAATGTACACGAGGTTAGACTCAATATGCTGAATCCCGTCAAAGAATTGTTTTTTGTGGTACAGGATAAGTTTGACAACGACCCAAACGTGGAGAACGATTTCGCTACACCGTATCAATACTGTTCAAATGTTAATGTAGATCAATATGGACTTTTCACGAGTTCAGAACAAGTAAAACAGATCGAACTTGAGTTTGACGGAGAAACCATACTGGATGAAGTTACTGGAAATATTATTCATTTGAGAGCGATTCAGCCAGCAAAACACCACTCGAGGACGACCGTTTACAGGAGATTTTATATGTATAGTTTTGCTCTCGAACCCGAAAGCATACAACCTTCTGGTCAACTCAATTTATCCTATGTAAAAAATCAAATAGCACGTGTGGGGCTGTTTAACTATCCAGTTAACACAGACAGACAAAAGCAACTTAGAGTTTATGCCCAAAGTTATAACATACTCCGTGTGGAGAACGGAATCTGTAATTTACTATTTGATACATAATGAAGACAGGTTACGATTTAACGAACAATGAAGATACGCAATTGGATCAATATATGGAAACGATGTCGAATATATTGATACCAGTGATTGAAAGAGCGATGTTACTCGCGTGCGAATACTCCAAGGCGTGTGGGAGAGACGCAGTTCTCATGAAGGACGTCGAGTACGCCATGAAATATTGTGCGAGATATGAAGTCGGGCAGAAGATTGGCTCTTACTTCCCAGAAATTTACGAAGGTGATGACGACACACCCGATATGGAGGTACTCGAAGAATGTGAAGGTGATTTTACGAGATACACGGGGAGTGATGAGGGTTTGAATAAGATAAACGAGGCATACGATACCTGGGACGCGTGGGTTCCAACGAACCCGTCCGAAGAGATTTTAAAAAATGCCATTGATAGTAATGGACACCGAGAAGTCGGAGGAGCCTGAAGGATGGACGGATACGGAATATAAAACGTTCAGAGTTGGTGAATCGGACTCCGATTCTGATTCCGATTCTGATTCCGAGTCCGAGTCTGAGTCTGAAGAACTAAAGACAAAGGGTTACCAGGCCAAAAAATACAAGAAGATATTAGTCGTAGAGGAACTAGTCCCAGAATAAATTTTCTAAATGTAATATATACCATGTCCGCTGCCGAAACTGTTACTCTTATCAGCCAAGAGCTCGAATCGCAATCCTTGAACGCCGTTGTCGCTGGCTTCTCCTTCGCGGCCGCCCTCTCGTGGATGGACCTCGTCCGCTGGTTGGTGAACCAAGTCGTCAAGGTCAACAAGAACGGTGGTATGAACTACACGCTCACCGCGTTGTTCACCACCTTGTTGTCCATCGTCGTCTACCTCTCGATCTCCCGAGTCTCCACTCGGGTCAACCGACCATCTCAACCATTGTACGCGGTCACCCGCTAAGTGGTTGGCTTCCTCTTTGGAATTAAAAGTAGGACAAATCCGACTAAAACTATAAAAATTATAGATATGATAGCATTCCACCTATCCACGTTTTCGGCTTCATTTTCCGTTCCGTGAATAGTGTATTTTTCAACTTTAGAGTCGGACTCCTCTTCCTCCTTCTTCTCTTCCTCTTCCTCGTCTATGGGTATCTTTACTTTCGGTACATTTTCAAGTTTATCAGTTGAACAGGATATCTCAAACTTCAAAACGTGATCTTGATTCCTGAAATCATACGGAATGAGTCGACCATGGCTCATGTAAAAAAACTGAATTCGTAAATCATTTATGGATTTAAGGGTTCCAGAATGAAACTCGTGTGTGACCTTATCATCGTTTCCGTTAACGTTAACAAATGATTTACCACCGGGTAGGAGAATGTGACCCGTATAATAAGGTGTTTGACCAGATGTAGGAAGAGTTTGATTTAACTCTTCCGACCCAGAAGAAATGCGAATCACCAGTGAATTGGGTCCATCTAAGTTCGGTGCACCAAAATCACCGCCCGCCACACTTACATCCTTGGCGGACATTCCAAAAATTTGATGTGGTGTCGTGCGCGTTGCCATTGAATCATCGTATCCAGCTTCTCCGGTTTTAAACAAAAACTCAAGATTTTGTAGAGGTTGATTAGCATTCGTGTCCATTATGGGTGCAGCCAACTGAAACATATTCCTGGTGGCATTATAAGTCATACCAAAAGTATAATTCCCAACCTGCTGAAGTGCCGCCGCAAGATCACCCGTTGTATAGTTTCCTGTAGGTATTGTTAGACCATGTGTTGTCTGGGTTCCATTTTGATGAGTAGCTCTATATTGAAAACTTTGATTGCTGCTACATATCAGTAATTGTGATGTAGGAATACGCGCACTTGTCAGTTTAATTTGTGAAATGTCATAAATTGGACTTTCAAGAGCGATGACGTAGTCATTTGGATTTTCATATTTTACGGGATCGCGTTGACTACTGTCAATTGTCAGGTTATGTACCTTCATTAAAATATGCGTATAATATTTTAATGAGTGTATTACTCTAAAATAAATTGAATTTAGCACAAGTGGTGTGCGTATGGGTTGTTCATGAGCTGTCTCTTGGCGACGCCGAGACCCG